GCGCGTTCAGGAGAATAAAAATGAAGATTTCAAAAGGTAGATTGAAGCAAATCATCCAAGAGGAGATGGACAATGTTGAGAACCCAGGTCCATATTCCAAAGAAAGGAAAGGTTTTGACAAGGATTTGGACGGTGTGCCAGACGGCGCCGACAAAGATCCAAAAGACGGATCCATTCAGGAGCAGGTCACACCTGAGAACATGATGCTTGCGATGGAAGCGCTCGCCAAGATCCTCGCGAACCCTGTTCTTGCTGCTGGAGTCGCATCACTGCTCGGAAAAGTAATGTATGACAAACTTCAGGCTATGGCTCAGAAAGATGCCGAAGTTATGGCTCAACGTCCAGAGTTGGACGAAGCACAGGAGGCGTAGAGTCATGAAACTAACAAAAACAAAACTTAAGCAGATTATTAAGGAAAGCATCAGGGACTTTCAGGGAGAGTGGGATCCCGCATCAAACGTCCCACCTGAATCCTTTGGAGGCGGTGGTGATGAAGTGATGAAGAGGGAAGCCCTTAAGAACGCAGCAGATTTTTATTCAATTCCCTTAGAGGAATTAGAGTCTGCCCTTGGTGCCGCCATGGAACTAACCGCTGAAGAGGTTGGTGAAACTTTAACCAACGCTTTGGTTCAAGCACACAGAACTATGCCATTCGATGAAAAGTATGGCCCGGGCAAAGAGGCAAGAATAGGAGAATATGTTCTTCGAATCTTAAGAAACGAATAATGAAAATAAAAGAGGTATAAATTGACATCAAGTGTGATTGGACTACTGCTCTTATCCTCTGCGCTAGCGCAAGATGCCCAGTATACACAACTAGAAGCCGGCGAACAAGCACCGTTCGCTGGTTACTTGTTTAACGAAACCGCAACCGCTGAACTGATCGTCGAGAAGCAATTTGCGATGACAGAGTGCGATTTGCGAACCGAGTTTGAAATTAGCAGAATCCGCGCTGAATACGATCTCCAGATAAGACTTGCCGACATTCAAGCGACGGCAGAGCAAGAAAAATTAAATTTTCTCTTGACAGAAACACAGGATGAGTTAGATACTTATATACAGAACACAGCAAAAAAACCAAATACCAATTTGTGGTTCGCAGGAGGAATGGTTACTGGGATAGCAACATCTATTGCCATCTTTTACGCAGCAACCGAAATTTCAAAATGAAACTTATACTTGAAAATTGGCGTGGATTTGTCAATGAAGCAGAACTTAAATATTCAGAGACTCTGTTTAATACAATCTATAATATAGCATCGGATGCTTATGAAGAAGGCAAAGAAAAGAGGGATTATTATCTCAAAAAAGAATTAGATGTCCCGGGACATGAAATATTTTATAGTGATAAGATAAAAATTAAAAATGGTGCGGCTCTATTTTATATGATCCATGGAGATTCCGGCATGCCATGGCAAAACGGCATGCGTTTTATGAAAGATAATTGGGATCCTAAATCTGGACTTAAAGAGGAGATATTAAAGCCCTTCTTAGAGAGACCTTTGAAAATTACTTTGGTAATAGACAGAGAAATGGATAGTATGGGGAGGATGGGCACTTTCGACAAAGGACAAGGCTTATTTTTAGCGCTAAATCCTTGGGAGCATCGAAGTTGGGATCAATTAAGAAGCACTATTAGGCATGAATTGCAGCATCTCACTCAACGATTAAATACATATGCTTTGAAATATGGTGAAGATTTATTTAAAGCAAATGGAGATACATCACAAATACAACAAATTAATCTTAACTTTAAAAAAGATTTTGGTACAGGGAAACAAAAAACAGGCTTACGACAAGTTACTCAAAAGGCAGCCCGCGAGCAGGGAATTGGTGACGATGAAAGAGTGAAAAGATATTTAGGGGATGATTTTGAATATGAAACGTGGATGAGTGACATATTGGATGATTTAGTCAGATGGTTAATGAGCACTGGAAAAATCTCACCGGCTCAATTAAGTATGATCAACTATAAGGAGCAAAATCCTAATATATTGCAAGAACAGGATAATATACAAAAAAGGAAAAATATAATTCAATTAGCAAAAATAATGAAGAAGAAGCCGGCAGATGTTGTCAAGACTTATAAAAAAATGCCCTCTTTCAATACTTTGGCAACACAGGTGGTATCTTTAATGTTTCGAAGCGATAAAGACTTAGAACAGTTTGCAAAAGATTCCAATATGCCGGACTACGTTAAGGCAATCAAAACACTAAAGAAACTTAGACCAAAAGAGTTTGCCGGAGATTTAGTTAAAAATTTAGAACTTAGATTGAAAAAGATGGCAAAATGAAACGAGATTTAACTTTTGTCGCCGGACTAGAAAAAGAGATTGCCAAGAAGTATGGCACCGAAGCGATTCAAAATCCGAAGGGTAATTGGACCGAGGAAAGCGAAGAAGAATACGAGGTTCAAGCCAAAAAAGTCTTCGAAAGGGAGTTCTCTCATCAAGAGGACAACGAGAAAGAATTGGTTAATGGCATTTATGTCAGTAAAAAACTAATTAAGAAGAATAATATTGTGTGCGGCGTTTGTCGCAAATATCATTTGTCACTTCGTGATGAAGTATATGTTCAAAAATTCGAGTGCTGTCATGCTTGCTATGTAAAGCACGTAGAAGGAAGAGAACAGAGATGGAAAGACGGGTGGCGACCAAATAAAGAGGACGAATAATGGCAGATTTTAAATATACAGTGGGGCTTAATAACGTTGGATCTTATCAGGTTAGTGCGATGCCGTATATGTCCGGTAACCTTGACCTGACTAAGCACCTTCGTGGAACAGTTGTTCAGTTTCCATATGTTACATCGTGGGTTGAGGTCCGCAATCGGGGCGCTACTCAAGTTAGTGTCGCTTTTTCACAGAATGGAGTTGTAGGCGACGGAGTGGGCCAAGGTCACAAGATGATCTTGCAGCCTAGCGCCAGTGGCCCGGGCGTTATTGACAGCACTGGTAAAATGTATCTTAAGGTCACAGAATTATGGCTTTCCGGTTCCGCTACCGGTGTGGATGTGATCGCTGGATTAACAAATATTCCAGTAACTCGTATCAATAACGATGCTTGTTCTCCAAATGGCTCGAACTGGTCCGGTTCTTATACCGGAATTTAAAAGGAATTTACAGAATGAATAAAGATCTTGAAATCATTAGAAATATCGCTCAAGCAGCGCGAAACATTGTTTATGATGGCGCAACTGACGAAAATTATGAGGCTCATGAAATCGGACTGAAGCGAGATGAGGGCAATCCAATCATCGATTCCCGAATTGTTGATGGTTTCAAGGTCCGTATGGCTGGAAATCGTTTAATTATCACATATAATGTTGAGCAGAAATTGTCCGATGTGTACGCTCTTAAATTAGAGCAGGAGATGTTGGCAATTATTCAGAAATGTGCAAATTACTTAAAATCTGAATATAGAAAAGTGGCAGGAAAGAATTTAAAATTAACACTCATTGGAGATGTTGACGTTATGGTTCAATATATTTCCAGAGTTAGAACGAGTGTCTGTGCTCAGTGTGTTTATGAGATTGGTTCACTGTCGAATGAAGTTGTTGAGGAAGTTTCAACGGCGATGACCGATTCTGAAGAAAGACTCAGAGACACATTCAAGAAGTTCTTGTCCATGGGCCGCGATGATGCAGCCAACCCAATGAACATCACGAGAAAAGACACTTGAAATATGAACTTTCCAAGAAAGACATTCTCAAGGAAATAGTAAAATGCGGCAAAAGCCCGTCTTACTTTTTAAAAAACTATGCTAAGATCTCTCATCCCGTGCATGGTTTGATCGCTTTTAACACTTATGATTATCAAGACGACCTTTTAGACGACTTTGTCGATTATCGTTATAACATTATCCTAAAAGCGCGCCAATTGGGAATCTCGACGATTGTTTCGGGCTATGTTGCGTGGATGATGATGTTCCACCGCGACAAGAACGTGCTCATTTTGGCAACAAAACTCGCCACAGCGACCAACTTGGTCAAAAAGGTGAAGGCAATTGTCAAGAAACTGCCTCCGTGGCTCCAAATTGCGGACATTGAGATTGACAACCGCACCTCATTCCAGTTGACCAACGGTTCCCAGATCAAGGCATCCTCAACGAGCGGCGATGCTGGTCGTTCTGAGGCACTTTCCCTGCTGGTTATCGACGAGGCAGCCCATATTGAGACTCTGGGCGAACTTTGGAAGGCAATCTACCCCACAATCTCGACCGGTGGACGCTGTATCGCCCTTTCTTCGCCAAGCGGTGTCGGAAACTGGTTCCATAAGACGTATGTTGGCGCCGAGGACGGCTCAAACGAGTTTCATCCGACACTTTTGCCCTGGGATGTACACCCAGAGCGCGATCAGGCTTGGTTCGAGAAGGAAACGAAGAACATGTCGAGGCGAGAGATCGCCCAAGAGTACGAATGTAACTTTAATACGTCCGGAGACACTGTTATAGACCCAGAAGACTTGGGAAGACTGTTGAACGAGTGTAAATCGCCTGAATATCGTACTGGATTTGATAGGAATTACTGGATCTGGGAAAACTACAGTGATGAATTTACATACATAGTTGTTGCTGATGTCGCCAGAGGCGATGGTGCTGATAGTTCCGTCTTTCATGTCCTAAAATTACAAACATTGGAAGTTGTCGCAGAATATCAGGGCAAACCTACGCTTGACATGTATGCGAATTTCCTTTACCAAGTTGGGAATGAATACGGAAAAGCGCTTTTAGTAGTAGAAAATGTAGGAATTGGCATTTCTGTACTTGAAAAGTTGAGTGATTTAGGTTATAATAACTTGTACTACTCTATGAAAGGAACTCACGACTATGTTGAGCACCACATGGCGCAGAATTTGCCAAATGCTGTGCCCGGTTTTTCAACAACTTCCAAGACTCGACCGCTTATCATAGCAAAATTGGAAGAGTACATCCGAAATAAACTAATTAAGGTGTATTCTACGCGATTAGTCAACGAATTAAAGACATTTATCTGGGCAAATGGCAAACCACAAGCGATGCGCTCATACAATGATGACTTGGTTATGGCACTGGCTATTTGTTGTTGGGTAAGAGACACTGCTTTGGAGGAGGACAAGAAACAAGTAGAGTATGCTAAATCTTCAATTAGTTCAATTTACAGAACAGATTCTTTTATGAACACAGCAATTCCCGGAATGACTGGCTATAAAAAAGAATTTGAAGATGAACAAACAAAAAAAGATTATCAAGATTTTATTTGGCTTCTTAAAGGATAAAAATGGCTTCAAAAAATAATAGAAACCCGCAATCTAGATTATATAAAACGCTTACAAGATTGTTCTCAGGTCCGATTGTCAATCGCCGCGCACAGCACGAAAGACAGTTAAGGCGAATTCATCTGGATAAATATGCCAGCGCATTTGAGTCTGCTAGTGGTAGACAATTTAAAAAGGCTGGATATAATCCATTTGATATTTTGGCGGCGAATGCAATTGCAAACCACAACCGCTCTGAAAGGTATGTAGATTTTCAACAAATGGAATATATGCCTGAAATCGCATCTGCTTTGGATATTTATGCCGATGAGATGACAACTAGTTCTCCCATTAGTCCAATGTTGTCAATTAGGTGCCCAAATGAAGAAATCAAATTAATTTTAGATGATCTGTATCACAATATTCTTAATATCGACTCAAACCTTTTTGGTTGGTTTAGGACGATGTGCAAATATGGAGATTTTTTCTTATACTTAGATATTGATGAAAAGATGGGAATTCAATCCGCGATTGGATTGCCGTCAAATGAAATTGAACGTCTTGAAGGCGAGGATAAAACAAATCCAAATTATTTTCAATTTCAGTGGAACTCCGGAGGAATGACTTTTGAGAATTGGCAAATCGCACATTTTCGTGTGCTGGGTAATGATAAGTTTGCTCCATACGGGACTTCTGTTTTGGAACCTGCTCGGCGTATCTGGCGTCAATTGACCCTTATGGAAGACGCCATGATGGCCTATCGTATCGTTCGCTCACCAGAAAGAAAAGTTTTTTATGTTGATGTTGGGAATATCCCACCACAGGACGTTGAGCAGTATATGCAAAAGGTTGTGACTCAGATGAAGCGCAACCAAGTTATTGACAAGGACACTGGACGTGTTGATCTACGCTACAATCCAATGAGCGTGGAAGAGGACATTTTCATTCCTCTTCGAGCAGGACAGTCTTCTCGTGTCGAGAACCTTCCCGGTGGTGCTTTCACGGGCGATATTGATGATGTGAAGTATCTTCAGGACAAATTGTTCGCCGCTATCAAGGTGCCACAATCATACTTGTCCCGAGGCGAAGGTGCTGACGAGGACAAGACAACATTAGCCCAGAAAGATGTTCGTTTCGCTAGAACCATTCAGCGTCTTCAGCGCTCCGGCCTGTCTGAACTTGAAAAGATTGGAATTGTTCATCTTTATGTTCTCGGCTTTCGTGGAGATGATCTGCTCTCTTTTGATCTTACCCTTAATAATCCGAGTAAAATTGCCGAATTGCAAGAACTTGAGCATTGGAAAAGTAAATTCGATGCAGCAGGTTCGGCCACAGAGGGCTTTTTCAGCCGTCGCTGGGTATACAAGCACATGTTTGATATGTCTGACGAGGAAATTCTTAGAAACCAGCGCGAGATGTATTTTGATCGCAAACTTGATGCCCGACTTGCCGCCGCTGCCGAAGGCGAAGAGGCTGAAGGCGGAGATCTTGGAGGTGGAGATGATCTACTTGGAGGCGGTGATGAGGATCTCGGAGGAGGTGATGAGGATCTCGGAGGCGACGATCTTGGTCTTGACGAGCCAGCCGCCGAAGAGCCGGCAGGTGAAGACGACGCTGGTGTTCTTTTAGCAGAGCCACCCGGAAACCGTCGGGATCCAGAGGTACGCACTTACGAGAAGGGTGGAAAATACATCCCTGTGAAACGCGACAAGCGCACTTCCACCTATGGTCGAGGCCGCAAAACAAATAAGCAAATGCATGCCGCCGCAAGTCGTGAAAAGACACGTTCCGGAACCAGAAATGTCTTCCCGGGCATGGCTACTAGTGAACTTACCAAGGACTTAGGTCTTGCCGCTCTTGGCGAGGGCGCTCAAAAAATGGATCTTACTGAGGAACGAAAACTATTTAAAACTAGTCAAGAAGTTCATAGTTTGCTTGAAAGCCTCAATACTGGAGTTAAGAAAAATGAAACTAAAGCACAATAAGAAGCGTAATTCTGCCTTTGTTTATGAGGCACTTACTCGATGTCTTACTGAGAGTATTGTCAAAAAAGATAATGATCGTAAAGCAAAGACCATCGCTATCTTGAGAGAGTATTTTCATGATGGATCAATTTTACGAAAAGAAGTCGATCTTTACAATTCTATTATGGAAACTCGCGGTCTAGACATCCCATTGGCTGAAAGATTTATTTACGAATCCAGAAAAGACTATAATGAACTGAACTTAGAAGAAATTTTCAGCACTCAAAGTTCTATGATTAAGAAAATTAATATGGAACTTGGAAAAGATTTCTTTTCTGTTTTTACTCCAAATTATAAAACTTACGCCAATATCTCGCACGTTTTTAATAAAAAAACGGATGCCAAGACTCGGGTCATTTTGGAAAGAAAACTTGTCACTTCTCTTATCTCTCCATCCGAGGCAAAACAAGAAGAAAGGTTTCAACATTTGGATGCCTTGACCTATAAGACATATGTTAAGAAGTTTAATGAAAAATATGATAATGAACTCTTGGACGAACAAAAGACTCTACTTACGAAATATATCACGTCATTTAATGATAACGGCGTCGAGTTTCGGTATTTCTTGAATGAAGAAGTGGGCAGAATTAAGACAATTTTGTCAGAAAAGTTAGACTCAAATCCAGAACTTAAAGGTGTATTGAGTAAGTTTAGTGTTTTGAAAACCAAGCAATTTTCTGACTCTGATTTGCAGATGATCCTGAAGGGTCAGCAATTAATTAAGGAACTTGAATAGTGGCAATTAAAGTAACCATAGGCGAACCAGAAGAGGCTAAAACCGATATTCAATTTAATTTGCAAGTGCGGCAAACATTAGCCGGAGATTATATCATTACTAGCCATCCACAGATCGACATTGTATATTCACCGGAGAAGAATAAGATAACTTCTTTTACTAAAGAGAGGATTGATAATTGTGGTTATGGATCCCATGATAGTCTCTATAAACACATGCAAAAGAGAGGCATAATCGATGCTGGAAGTGTCGTTGGTGCCAATGTATATGCCTCCTTCGAGGCTCCGATTTTAAAGCCAAAAATTAAGTCAGATGATTTGGTGCCTACAATTCTTATGAATATATCAGAATGGATTGATGAAGACAGGCAAAAATATGATTTTGTGTCCGATTTTGCAGACCTTGAACATGAGGATATGCTGGAGCCGGATAAAGAGCACTCAACTGAACTGGGCGAAGTTCCGCAAGCCAGTGCCAAAGGAAGTATGTCAAAGTATCCCGCTAAGATGTATTCTCCGTATAGTTACTATTACGAGTAGGAAACTTTACTATGTCAGATATGAAACTAATAATGGAAAACTGGAAAGGCTTTGTTAGCGAGCAATTTGAGGCTTGCAATACTCCATTCACAATTGGCGATATGATAGTTGCAACCGATATTGCGACGGTAATTGATGATGAAGAAAAGAGAAGAGAAAAGATTGAGAAATTAGCGAAAGAGCCACAATGGAAAAAGAATGTCCGCAAGGCTATGCCCGTTGCAAAAGCAATGGCAAAATTAGGATTTACAGCAGCAACTACCTTGGCAACAGGCGGCGCAGCCGCAGCAGCCGGCGCTGCTGTTGGGTATAAAGACTTGGCTGCCGAAACGGGCGAAGTGTTCGGAAAGATCTTCGTGAACGCAAATAGAAATGAGGAAAAATACGCAGAAGCCCCTGCCGCAAGGCAATTTTTGACTGCATTCTGCGTCGATCCTGAGACTCTAGATATGATTGACGACAAATTCCAAAGAGAATACTTTCAGGAAAGCGATATTGTTGATCAAATAAAGAAATTCTTTGCAAACAATCCGCCCGAGACAAAGATCCCTGATTTGACGGACCACTTGGTTGATTGGATGAATACTAACTCATCATATGCAGATTCTAGTTTTACATCCATTAAGACGGAGAGATGATGGTTGATCTTATCTACTTTGTGCTCTGCGCCTTCGGTCTCACCCAAATACTTGTCTACGGAAAGATCTTCGATGGAGTGAGACCAGAAAAGTATAGATTTAGAGGTCTGGCCGAAGTCTTTCACTGCCCAATGTGTCTCGGCTTTTGGGTCGGATTGTTCCTGTTCAGCATTAATGGTTGGACAGAACTATTTACTTTTGATTATCACCCAATAAATGCTCTTATTTGTGGCTGTATCTCTTCTGGTACTTCTTACGTCCTGAGCATGCTTTTTGGTGATTATGGAATCAACATTCACACGGAGGAATAATGCGTAATTTTTGGACAACCAAATGGAGACTTCAACCAGTAAGACTCTGCTGTAAAGGGAAGATACGCATGCGGGTAACGCCCGCTTTTTAGGATTTCAAATGAAAAAATTATTACAAGAATATTTTGCTCTATGTCCTGACGGCTATTGTCGTGATCTCTTGTCCGAAACGGAAAAGAAAGAGATGACCAATGGAGCCGTTTATCTTACCGGACGCATACAGGCTGCTGATACTAAAAATGGAAACGGCAGAATGTATCCGAAGAAGGTGTTGAATCGAGAAGTTGACAACTACAAGAAGGTTATCGATGATAATCGTGCTTGTGGCGAACTCGATCATCCCGATGACAGCGTTGTTAACCTTAAGAACGTGTCCCACATGATGGTTGATATTTGGTTCGAAGGTAACGATGTCATGGGAAAAATCAAGGTACTCGACACTCCGTCAGGGCGCATTTTGAAAGATTTATTGAACGCCGGTGTCAAACTTGGCATTTCCTCTAGAGGTCTTGGCTCTGTTCAGGAAACGATGCAGGGTACGGTGGTACAAGAGGATTTCCAATTGATTTGTTTTGATATTGTCTCAGAACCATCAACACCGAATGCCTTTGTATACCCACAAGGCCAGAGTAAGAACATGAATATCGGAATTCGTGAATCTGTTCGATCCGATGATAAAGTTGATAATTTAATTAAAAGTATTTTAGGTGATTAATGAAAAAGAGTGAGTTGAAAACAGTATTAAAACCGTTAATTAAGGAGTGCATCAAGGAAGTTATCTTCGAAGAGGGCATCCTTTCTAATATTATTTCTGAAGTTGTTCAAGGAATGGGTGCTGCTCCTCTCGTTGAAAGAGAAGAGAAGAGATTACCCAGGACAGTCAAACAGCAACCCCAGCAGGATGAACTGAGACTTAAAGAGCGTAAGAATAAATTAGCAGAAGCCAGAAAGAGAATGCTGGGAGCCATTAATAAGGACGCTTACAATGGTGTTAATTTATTTGAGGGGACCAAGCCAATGCGCAAGGCACCGCAGCAATCGCAAGGCGGTGCCACCGCCAGTCCATTATCGGGCATTGATCCGGGTGATCCGGGTGTTGACATCTCATCTTTAATTGGTGGATTAAATTACAAAGGATTGTTCTAATGTCGTCGAGAACAAAGGCAAACGTTTCTGTGAAACCGAGAAGAAACGATCATATTGATAAGACTTTGAGGAAGTTCAATAAAAAGATTAAAAAATTGAAAATCATTGAAGAAGTCAGAGAACGCAGATTTTATATGAAGCCGTCAGAAAAAAAGAGGCTACAACGTAAAAGATCTGAGGCTAGAAGATTAAAACAAATGAGAAAGAGGTCTAATTAGAGTACCATGGGTGAATTTGGATGGGCATATGTAGGTGGTGGTGCGGTCAGTAGTTCAGGTGGACCTATTGGCAGTATCCAGTTTAAAACCGGAACGCAGAGTATCAGCGGAAGTCAGAAACTGACGTTTTTGACCGGATCTGATTCTTTGTATCTTACAGGAACTTTGTTTGTTAGTGGCACAATCAACGCCAATAATTATGATGTTATAACAACGACCAGAGTTGAGATTGATCAAAGTGGAAATACCAACTTTGGTGATACTGATTTAGATACACATGCATTTACTGGCAGTCTAACTGTCACAAAGGAAAGTGGCTTAACTATTTTCAGTGCTAGTAATGCCTTAGAGCAGGTCAAAACTTTAGGCTTGGCGATGGGCTACACTTCTTCCACTTCTGTTATTTTTACTAGTTCTACATCAATTGTAATTCTTGGAATTTCGGCTTCGAACGCACCAGAGCCTTTAGTCAGGCTGCACTCTGCTAAGGCCGCTGGTTCTGGCGCGCTAATGATTATCAAAGATGAGATTTCCGGTAGAACAGGTGGAATTCAGGTAACAGCCTCCGATGGTCAGACAATTGATGCGCAGGCCAATTACAGAATGACTGGCTCTGCAATGACAGCGATCAATCTATATTCAAACGGACACGATGGGTGGTTTGTTTTTTAAGGAGGCACTGTGAATGGCTTACAATGCTATTAGTGGCTCCGTTGTCGATACTAGGGGAATCAGGCCCATGCCCCCAATCAATGGGCATGAGCGTATTGATTGGATTGTATCGGGTTCTTTTTTCGGTAATGGCGCTGGAATTAAGAATATACCGCGTGTTTCAAATGCGGCCAATAATCGCGTCTTAACTGCTGTTGGAAGTAGTGGGAATAACCTGACAGCAGAACCATACATGCTTTTTGATGCCGGTGCTTCATCCGGCGTATTGGAAATTATTGGGGAAATTAGTGCTAGTTTGGGCATTTCATCTTCCTATTATGAAGGTGATGCTAGTCGCCTTGCAAATATACCGGCATTGGGACCAAACAACTCGATTCAGTTTCGGAATAGTCAGGGGCTTTTGACCGGCTCCTCTGTGGTGCAATATAATTCATCAGTTTTAAGTCTAAATGGAGGTTTGAAACTAAATCGAAGATCAGTAACTTCGCATACAACGGCTTCAATAGCGGATTACTACATTGGGGTAAACACCAGCACTCCAAGCGCTATTATCGATGTCAGGCTGCCTCTAGCCAATAATCTAAATGATGGCCAAACGTTCGTTATAAAGGATGAAGGAGGGGCAGCAAATAGTTATCGGATCGTGGTCAAAACCAGCGGATCCGACACCATCGACGGTGCTGCGGAAACATCGTTGCTGTCGCCTTTTTCAGCAATTTCAATATATTGCGACGGTGCCTCAAAGTTTTTCATTTATTAGTCTTCCTTTGACTGGGATCTTCCTCTACTTATTGGTGAAGGCACTCGTATAGCCCGAGTTGCCTATGGAGGGTTTTTAAATGGCTTATAAATTTCAATTAGGAGATGCTCGATTGAGTGGCTCCGTGGTTCAGGAAGGTGATATTAGTGCTGAAGGTACTACTCTCACTGGTGATATCACCATGACTGGTGCTGGTGATACTGCTTTGGATGTGGCGTCTGATTCGCTTTACTTCCGTGATGCTGATGGTACAATGAAGCGCGACACGATGGCAGACATCATGACTGCTGTTGCTGGTAACGGTCTTGCCGCTTCCAGTGGTGTTCTTGCTGTTGGTGTTGATGATAGTTCTATCGAGTTGAACTCTGATGCTCTTCGCATCAAGGCTGCTGGTGTTACCAACGCTATGCTCGCTGGTTCAATTGCCAACTCTAAGTTGAGCAACAACTCTGTGACTGTGACTGCTGGTGACGGTCTCTCTGGTGGTGGTAATGTTGCCCTTGGCGCGACCATTTCCATGGCTGTTGACATGAACGAGTTCACGGCTGCTACTGTTGATGTTGCTGCTGATAGCATTGCTATCATTGATGCTGATGACAGTAATGGCACTAAGAAAGAAAGCATTGCTGACCTTGTGTCCGGTTTTGCTGGATACACCAACGGTGGTCTTGGTGCTGCCAGTGGTCAACTTGTCTTAGACATGAATGACTTGTCTGATGTTGCTGTTGATGTTGCTGCTGACTTCTTTGGTTTCGTCGATGCTGGTAACGGCATGACTCGTAAGGAAAGCATTGCTGACCTTATGACTGCTGTCGCCGGTAACGGTCTTGCTGCTTCTAGCGGTGTTCTTGCCGTTGGCGTTGACGATAGTTCTATCGAGTTAGACTCTGATGCTCTTCGCATCAAGGCTGCTGGTGTTACTAATGCCATGCTTGCTGGTTCTATCGCTGATGGCAAACTTAACCAAATCACCACTGGTGACAAGGTTGCTGGTTCCGCTGTTCAGTTGGCTGGAACTTCCGCTCTTGAGGACAGCACTGGTCTTCGTTTGAAGTCCGCAGTTGCTGGTAACGGTCTCGCACTTGCTTCTCAGGTTCTCGCTGTTCAGGTTTCTGGTGCTATTCACCTTGATTCCGATAAGGTTGGTCTTTCTGGCTCTATCGCTGGTAACGGTCTTACCTACTCAGGCCCTGAGGCTCACATTAAGGAACTTTCTGTCCAGATCGCTTCCAACGCTGGTCTTAGCAATTCACCTCTCGGTCTTACCGCTGATTTGAATGGCCTCGCCGCTGCTGCGGTTGATGTTGCTGCTGATAGCATTGCTATCATTGACGCTGATGACACCAATGGCTCTCGCAAGGAAAGCATCGCCGACCTTATGACTGCTGCTGCTGGTTCCGCTCTCGCTGCTTCTAGCGGTGTGCTTGCGGTTCAAGTCAACAGCACTTCTCTTCAGATTGCTTCCGATGAGATTCAGTTGAAGTCTACTGTTGCTGGTGACGGTCTTGCTTTGAGCAGCCATGCTCTCGCTGTTGACCTTGCTTCTACCAACGCTCTTCAGTTCTCCGGTGGTCAACTTGAACTTAAGAACACCATCGCTGGTGCTCGCACGTTCTCCAGTAACGTTACGATTTCTGGTGACTTGACTGTTAATGGTACTACCACTACAATCAGCACCACCAATCTTGATGTTGAGGACAAACTCATCAAGATCGCTTCTGGTTCCGCTAATGCTGGCGCAGCCGCTGGCGCTGGACTCTTTGTTGATGGTGCATCCATTAACTGGATGTACAAGCAAAATGGTGAAGGTGATGCTGCTTCCTCTGGTGATATCTGGGTTGCTTCTGGCTCTGCTGGAATGGTTGATATTCAGGCTGCTAAGTTCTACGGCGACCTTGTCGGTGTGGTTCAGGCAACTGTTGCTACCATCGGTGATGCTGCTGCGACCTTGGCTCAGGGTTACAACGTTGGTACCGCTAGCCTTTCTGCTGCTCGCATCTGGACGCTTCCAACATCTCCTGCTGTTGGTGATGTTGTTCATGTCAAGGCTCCAGGCAATACCAGTGCTTCTCTTACGATCACTATCGCCCGTGCCGGTTCTCAAACAGTTGACGGTTCTACCTCAATTGTTCTTGAATCACCATACGCCGCTGTTAGTCTCGTTTATGCTGCAAACAACACTTGGGTTGTCTTCTAATCTAAATTCAGTCTAGATGGCTGTAGATTAGACGTTTTAAAGTGGGCATCCTTCTTCGGGGGGATGCCCCGTTTTTTTGACTATTTATAATAAATTTGCTATTCGAGGATAAAAATGGCTTACGTTAACAGAAACAAAGATACTGAAACCCAGGACCACCTTTTAAAAGGTTTAGATAGGGCAGTAGACAATCATTCAAACCAAAAAGTATATGGTCATAAAAAATTTGAGGACGGTATCACAGCCGCTAATTATTACACGCCAGATGGTGAAGAGGTCACAGTTCCCCCCATCAAAACCATTGCAAGCGATGGTGAAAACCGCGTTCTCGTTTCTAAGGGCAACTCAGTTGCGACAACCGATCCGAACCTGCTTCTGATCGATGGAAAACTTGGAGGCGAGAGCATTATTTTTAGCGGATCGGCAGAAATGCTACATTCGCTCCCGGCAATGTCCATAACAGGCAGAGTACACCCTAATAATATAGAATATGGTAATGGTTTATTAGGGAAAGACGATAAATTGACCATTCATACTGGAGTTGGCATTCGTGTGAATTCTGATGGATTATCGGTCAAAATAAAGAATAATGCTGGTTTGGGAATCATGACGGATCCAATTGATTCCGGAAAACTGTTTGTTGACCCATCTAGTCCTATTGATATTTCCAACAGAGGTCAGACCTTGGCAGATGATGATACTCTAATTGTATACGATCATTCTGAGCAGCAGGTTCGTAAAACGACATTGCGCAATTTGTACCATTCATACATTGGAATGAATATGCCACAAGCGGACGGTTCTCCGAACGAAGTTCAGTACTGTGGTAGGAATGGATTTAGAGCATCCTCAACTTTCTCCTTCAATCCAATTAATAATACTCTTCAGGTGGAAGGGACTACAAATAGTAGAAATATCATTTGTGATAATTTAAACCATGGCGCTGTTCTTGCATCATGCAAGACTGTTGCCGAGGATTATACCATTTTGTCAACTGATTATACAATATTTGTTGATTGTTCTGCTGGTGATGTGAAAGTTGTTCTTCCAAATGTTTCCGAGAATATCGGAAGAATTGTCGTAATCAAGAAGATTTCAGAACTAAATTCTGTCAATATTTCATGCTCAGGTGGCAAAATTGAATCATTGTCCACTTATTTGCTTGGAAACCATGGTGAAGTTTGCCGAGTGCAATCAAATGGTATCGACTGGTGGATAATCTAGCAAAAACTGTTCTTTTTCCTTTTCCTTAAGATAATACTATTTATTTTTGAAGAATTTTATTCGAGGTTTTATTTTATGTCTTCATTGTTAGAACAGGCTATTGTAGACGCCAAAGCGCTTAGAGAGTCCGCTCTCAAGAACGCAGAACAAGCAATTATTGAGAAGTATGCTCCCGAAATTAAGCAGGCTGTCCAGAATCTCTTGGAGCAAGATGAGGCAGACATGGAAGATGATGAGGGCGACTTTCCTCCGGAGATGATGGGTGACGAAATGCCACTCGATGCTGAAGAAGAACAGGAGCCTTATATCCCTCCGGCTGCAACAGATGGCCAACGCCTGTGTCCGTGTCCCGAAGACGAGCAAGAGATCATGATTGATTTTGATGAACTTCGTGCCGCTGTCATGGAGGGCGAAAGGGCCTTGGGCATTGAGCCAATTGCTGAAGACGTTAAAAGTGATGGCGTCGGTGTCGATTCTATGGATCAAGCATCAGAGGCTGCTGAATTAGCAGCAGAGGCCCCACAAAACGAAAACCTTGATGAAGAACAATCTATTGAAGAGGGCGTTGAAATTTCCGAAGAAATGATTGACGCTATTTTAGAAAAAGTGGTGGTCGATGTTGACTCTAATGGTCTTAAGTCTGGCCATCTCGAACGCCCAGTCAAAGAAAAGGAAGAACTTGAGAAGTTGAGACTTCTCGCTCTTCAAGACACAGAAAGACAAGAAGAATTTAACAAACTCAATGATACACTGAAGGGACTCCAAGAGAGCAAATCTCAAACCGAGGCCCATAACACAACTCTAAAGGGTGACATTAAGAAACTCACGGAGACTGTTAATGTATTGAAAGAGAAATTTGATGAGATGGCTGTTATCAACAGTCGTCTTCTCTATGCAAATCGCATCCTAAAGGACGGCTCCCTGAATGAGCGACAAAAAAATAAAGTTGTCGAAGCCCTTTCGAAATGCGGTTCAATCGATGAGGCTAAAGTCATCTATGAAACGCTTCAAAGCGCAGTGAGTGGAAAAGACAGTTCTACTACGCCAAAATCACTTCGCGAAACGATCAGCAGAAACTCTAGATCTTCAACGATTATTCCAACTCGAAGGGGATCTCAAAAGAGAGAACTTTCATTTGCCGAGCGAATGAGAACATTGGCCGGTATTGATAATAAAAAATAAAAACTTATAAAGGGAGACAATTATTATGTCAGTTTTAGAACGCCTCACAGAAGGCATTGTAAGTCGTGACCTTGAGAAAGAGGGAGCCGCACTTTTGAACAAGTGGCAGTCCACCGGACTTCTTGAGGGTATCGATAATGAGCGCGCCCAGCACAACATGGCTCGCTTACTTGAAAATCAGGCTGCCCAACTTCTTAAGGAAGCATCCACAATGGGTGGCACAGCCCCTGGTGATGTTGAAGGCTTTGCTGCCGTCGCATTCCCAATCGTTCGTCGTGTTTTCGGCGGACTTATCGCTAACGATCTTGTTAGCGTTCAGCCAATGAGCCTTCCAAGTGGACTCATCTTCTTCTTGGACTTCTCTTATGAGAGTGCTCGTTTAGGTGCTGAAGCCGGTGAGTCACTTTACGGTGGCGGAGTGCTGGCTAGCCAGTTGACTGGTGGTGTTAGCCTCAGTGGTGATAGCGCAGAAGACAGTTTCTACGCCCTCAACAATGGCTATGCTTCCCCAACCGGTTCTTTCACTGTTGTGACGACCGTTGTTGCACAGGGTGAGGTTCAGGAAGGTGGTGTTCCTACCTTTGATGCGAACGTTACCGGTTACAACCTCCCACGTCTGCTTCAGTTCGATCCAGATCTTTCTTCTGGTTCTATGTACGCTGTTGGTAGTGTCGAACTTTCTGGCGCTACTGCTGGTCAGTTCAATGAGGATGATTTCATCACGATTACGGCAACGACTGTTGATGCTGGTCGTCAGGTTCGTCGCCTTACGCGAATCGATCCTACGGATAGCACTAAGTTCCTTATCATTGTTAACGCTTCTGGTACGGAAACGGCTGCTCGTTTGAGTGAGTCTGTCGATCGTATCGCCGAAGCCTCCATGGCCATCAAGGACAACTTTGAGGCTGGTGGTGCAACTGGTGCCGTTCGCGGAACCACTACTTGGGGTCTTGAGAACAGCGAACTGATTCCTGAGATCAACATCAAGGTTGACTCTGTGGCAGTTACGGCGATGACCAAGAAGTTGAAAGCAAAGTGGACGCCAGAACTTGGCCAAGACTTGAGTGCTTATCACAACATCGACGCCGAGGTTGAGTTGACCGGAATTCTTTCCGAGCAGATCGCTCTCGAAATCGATCGTGAAATCATGGAAGATCTTGTCAAGGGTGCAACCGCTGGTACTTTCTACTGGTCTCGCAGCCCTGGTATGTTCCTTGCGCGCACCACTGGTGCTGAAATCGGCGCATCTTCTGCTGCTCCTGATTTCACCGGTACTGTGTCTGAGTGGTATGAGACTCTGATTGAGACCATCAATGATGTGTCCGCTCAGATTCACCGCAAGACGCTCCGTGGCGGTGCAAACTTCGTGGTCTGTGGCCCTGAAGTTGCAAACATCCTTGAGTTCACTGCTGGTTTCCGCGCATCCGTCACCGCTGACGATGATCGTGGCCAGATCGGTGCTGTTAAGGTCGGCTCCTTGAGCCGTAAGTTCGACGTGTACGTTGATCCTTACTTCATCCGTAATGTGGTCCTCGTTGGTCGTAAGGGTTCTGGATTCCTTGAGTCTGGCTACGTTTATGCTCCATACGTTCCACTTCAGGTGACTCCTACCATCTTTGGTGTTGAGGACTTCGTGCCTCGCAAGGGTGTCATGACCCGGTACGCCAAGAAAATGGTTCGCCCGGACATGTACGGTCTTGTGATTTGTCGAGGACTTCTCGGTGAGGCCGGCGCTACTGCGTAGTTCCTGAGCATCGATAGATAAAAAAACAGCCCTCCCGATTTATTTCGGGGGGGCTTTGTTCCTTTTACGAGATCAAAAATACTACTTATTGTAAACCAAGTCCATTGGAGGGATAAACTATGGGAAGAAGATTAAGTCAAGGCAGATTACAACAGATTGTTAATAACAATTTGGAGCGGATGGCGCCACCATCGGAATTTGCGATTAAAAGGAAGTTGCTGCACCCGGATCAAGACGTTTCACTGGGTTCAACCGTTACGGCAGATACTGAATTCTCTAAAGAACAGTCAGGAAGAATTGTGATGATTAACGCATCAGCATCGGGAAATCTCACCATGACTCTTCCCACTGATTGTGTTCACGGAGAGAACTTTACTTTTCTGTTGACTGCGAATAGCAACGCAGCCGCAGAGGTGTTAATTGATGCTGGCTCTGGTACGAATATTCGAGGAATTAGCACTGGAGTTGGAAATGCGACGTTTGTCGATATAAATTCCCAAACGGTTGGGTTTGCTGATGCTGAGAAGCGCGGCGCGATCATCGAATTGGTCTATGTTGGAAACCATTGGTTCATGTTAAGAGCGGTCAGCAGGGTTGCGTTAATCACATCTTTTAGTTGATACTTATCTATTTTCAAGAAGGCCACGCTCTTAGGACAAGTTGGATTCTACTTATAGGTGAACGATAAAGTTCATCCTAAGTTATTGGGCAGACACTGAACTGCCCCCTAGTATCGCTGAAATAAACCGGTGCAGGGACATGATTATAAAAGGAGGGTTCTTAACTATGGGTACAAAGAGAGTGGGCCTCGCTAGAGTAGAGGCATTATTAGAAAACTTAAAGAGAGATATAAATTTAGTTAACGCAACTTTAACTAATCCGACAATTACGACAAGTGCAATTGCGACATTTTCGGGCGGAATATTGAATAGCAATGTTCTTGCATCGAGTGCAACATCTGCCGCTGTCGATCTGACATCTGCGGCAGCAGATGTCAGAGTGTTTATGACTGGAGTTTGGTCTTCGACAATCAAACTTCCATTGGCAACTGCTAATAACGCCGGTATGTGCATTGAGATTTTTCTGTCTTCCGACTGCGACACGGACGGCACTGCAATCATGGCTGTTGCGAATGCTGGATCTACTACAATATTTGGTAGTGTCCACCTCGCCAGCACCGGTGCCAAGATGGATGCTATTCCAATTCACGGTACAACAAACAACACGAAGGCAATTCACTTCGATTCCAACGCTGCCGATCACGCCGGTGGGAAAGAGGGCACATACGCCAGATTCTATTACCAAGAGGCAGACAAGATTCATGCCCAGGTTTACGGAATCACATCTGCTGCAACCCCAGCGCTTGACGGTAATGCAGTTGTTGCAACTGGCTGGTCTTGATATTTAATTGATTCGAAAAACTGTTTAAATCTATGCCCTATTTATTATTAAATGGGGCATTTTTTTGTTGACAATTTCAATTGAGTGTGTTATTTTAGATTATCAAAAAGAGAGGAAAAAGTGAAAAATATATTTATCGATCCAGAATCGCTAAAGGGCAGAAAAGACGATTACAATCCCTTAGAAGATGAACCTTTGAAGTCTAGAACCATAGAAGAGAGGATGGAGTCAGTAGAGCAGAAAATACAGGAACTTTTTATGTTGCAAAAGCATATGTTGGATTATCTTAACGAAGTGATGAGTACTTTTGTAGAAAAATTCGATGTTGATCACGAATTTGACACTGATTCTGAAAAATAAGTCGGACACATTCCTACATTTGGCCGAGGGTTTCTTTTTTAAAAATAGATCAACTATTTAGTAAGAGGAGACACCTACATGTCCGTACCCACTTTATCACCAAAACAACAAACAAGCGTTATCGTCCTTGCGTCAACGGGGAGCGAATCAGATGTATCGGCAGCATTGCCATATGCCATGTATACCGGTTCGGATGAGTTTCTATCCGGCGCAGCCCAACAAGTTACATATACATATCGTAAATTAGGTGGAGATGTTCTTGACATTGAACTTACTGAAAAGAATGTATATGCCGCATACGAAGAAGCAGTTTTAGAATATTCATATTTAGTTAATATCCATCAGGCTAAAAACTCCCTATCAAATGTTCTGGGCAACACAACCAGTTCTTTTGATTATAAAGGGGAAATGATGGCCGGGGAACTTTCATCCAGTTTGTCTGGCGCACATATTTCATTAAAATATCCCAAGTTTGATATAGGCTATGCACGTCGAGTATCCGAAGGGACCGCATATCACGCCTCGATCGGAGGAACAACAAAGATTTATTCTGCTTCGATCGACACCACACAAGATCAGCAAGATTACGATTTACAGTCGCTGATATCAGCATCATCGGCACTTACTGCATCGTTGCCTTATTATGGTAAAGTTGGTAATAAGAAAATTTTAATTAATAAAGTTTTCTATAAATCACCAGAATCAATATGGAGATTTTATGGATATTATGGTGGATTAAACGTTGTTGGAAATTTTCACAATTATGGTCAATACGCTGACGATTCCACATTTGAAGTGATTCCAACATGGCAAAACAAATTGCAGGCCATGGCCTATGAAGATCATTTGTATACGAGAACCTCTCACTATTCATATGAAATTCGAAACAATAAAATACGTTTGTATCCTATCCCTACTGACGATAGGCCAGGAAAACTTTGGGTTGAATTTTCCGTTGCTGAAGATGCTTGGGAAACGTCAACATCGACAGATATTGGGATCGATGGTGTCAATAACATGAATACGATGCCGTTGGCGAATATTCCATACGAGAGCATTAATTCAATTGGTAAGCAGTGGATTCGCAGATTTGCTCTAGCACTAACAAAAGAAATTTTAGGTCAGGTACGTTCAAAATTTGCTTCTGTTCCAATTCCGGGAGAATCAATTACTCTTAATGGCCCTGCTCTAATTTCTGAGGGAAGAGAAGAGCAGAGTGCATTGAGGGAAGAATTGAAGACTGTGCTTGATGAACTTACTTACAAGGCTCTTTCTGAGCAAGAATCTAATATTATGACAAACGCTAACGAGGCGCAAAAGAGCATTCCAAACTTAATTTTTGTGGGGTAACTAAATGGCAGATGAATGGAAACAGCCAGAAAATCCGCCACCTCCAATGTTTTTGGGGGAGAAAGAGCGCAACTTAGTAAAGCAGGTCAATGATGAACTCATTGAGCGAGTGGTTGGTCAGCAGATTCTTTATTATTCTATAGACATTGATCGATCTAATTTTCACCCTCTTTATGGAGAGGCGATTGAGAAGACATTCTTGCCACCACTGCGTGTTTATGCGCTGGTTGAGTGGGGCGGTAGGGAAACGCAACACCATGACAATTTTGGTGTTGAATCGATGTCAACAATCACAGTTAACTTTCACAATAGGCGATTAACAGAAGACCAAGATCTGTACGTTCGTGAGGGCGATTTTGTGCTCTACGCCGGACAGTATTATGAAATTGTCGCCTTAAAATGGAATCGTTTCCTCTTTGGCCAAGATGAACATTATTTTCAAATTCAGGCTGAATGTGTGAGAGCACGGGAGGGTTTGTTCGATGCCAATTGAATCCAGTGATCCGAGGCTAAAAACAGCCAAGCCTGAAGATCTAAAAGAGGTAACATTCTTAGCGAGTACGATTGAGACAATCGATTATGCTTTGTACGATTATATTAATGAAAAGTTTGATATTCATGCTAGTACAAATAAGGGATTTAAAAAAGTCCCAATCATTTGGACAACAGCAGAGCGAGCATATCAAATTAAAAATAATAAAGATCTGCGCGATGATTACGAGTATTTTAAATATCCTCTGATGTCGGTGCATAGAACGTCAATGTCAAAGGAACCTAATTTCAAAGGCACCGCATACGCACATTTGCCGCCTACACAACTGTACAAAAACGACCCAAAAGGTGGCGTAATTCCAGTTGCTAAAAGAATCGTCCAGCGCAAGACTCAAAACTTCAAAAATGCAGATGCTCGAAGAAAATTTGATCAGTACAATTATCCAAAATCCAGTAATAAAACTGTGATCGAGACAATGTATATACCATTGCCGACATATGTTAAATTAAATTACCAACTAACTTTAAAGTCCGAATATCAACAACAGATTAATGAAATGGTTCAGCCGTTCGTTACACGCACCGGTCAAATTAATTCTTTTTTTATGGAGAGGGACGGTCATAAATACGAAGCATTTATCGAACAAGATTTTGCACAAGATTTTAACGCCCCAACGCTTGGGGAGAATGAAAAATATTTTCAGGTAACGATTAATATAAGAGTTTTGGGATACTTAATAGGTGATGGGACGAATGATATTCGTCCAACAATTGTTGCTCGCGAAAATGCGGTTGTTGTTAAAATTCCACGAGAACGAGTAATATTTGGTGATGAACGTCCATGGGTTAAATATGATAAGGATTATATCAAAGAATAGCCCATAGGATTTTAGTAGTTGCTTCAACTATTTATTTTAGTTAAAACGCGAAATTCGCAATGTTAAGGAGTTGTTTTTTCCAATGTCTTCAGTTTCTAAATTTAAGTTTGTCTCTCCTGGCATCTTTGTCAACGAGATCGACAATTCTCAAGTTCCGGCAGCCCCGGATGCAATGGGTCCGGTAATTATCGGTCGTACTGAAAGAGGTCCGGCGCTTGTGCCGACCAAAGTTTCTTCTTTTGAAGAGTTTGTCGATGTGTTTGGCGCACCAATCGCCATCGAGCCAGGAAATGATGTTTGGCGTGACGGAAACCGTCAGGGTCCAACTTATGCATCCTATGCCGCTCAGGCTTGGCTTTCCGCTGGGGAAGCACCAGTAACAGTTGTCCGTCTTCTTGGCGCGCAGAGTCCTGATGCCTCCACCACTGGCAAAGCAGGTTGGCAAACCACAAACACGCCAGACAATGCTGTTAGTTCAAATGGTGGTGCATGGGGACTTTTCTTAACTGACTCCGCATCGATCGATACTGGTGTTACCGGTGCTTTGGCGGCAGTTTGGTATGTGGACGCAGGCTCAATCGCCCTGACTGGTGCAATTCGCGGTACCTCAAACTACACAGCCAGCATCAATACGTTGATTCAATCGACCGGTCCAAGTAGGGAGTTCCGGGCTGTTATTCGCAATTCTTCTGATGCAAAGATTTATGAGACATTGTTCAATTTCGATCGCGACAGCAGCAATTACATTCGTAAAGTTTTCAATACCAACCCACAACTCGTTAACAGCAACTATAACTCTGTTACGAAGAACTATTGGCTTGGTCCAACTTTCGAGAGACACGTTGAGGATCTATTGTCCTTGGGTACTGCCGCTGGTGATACCATCGGTGTCATTATGCCGCTCCAGTCTGGTAGCGTTAATGCTTCCGACTTCCGTGGTGCCTACATGGAGGCAAAAACTGGTTATGTCTTCTCACAAGATCTTTCAACAGATTTTGCAGATTATGAACCAACCAGTCAGCAGCAACTTTTCCGATTCTGCGCCCGCGATACTGGCCAGGAATTGAGTCGCAGATTTAAAGTTGCGATTTCAAACATCCGTCCATCGCAAGTTGCTGACTCGATCGATCCATATGGAACATTTGATATCGAGATCAGATTGGCTTCCGACACCGATCAGAATGTTCAGGTTATTGAGCGCTTTACCGGACTCAATTTGAACCCTAACTCACTTGATTATATCGGCCGTCGAATTGGTACTAAATACCTCTCTTGGAGCAGCACTGAAAAGCGTTTCCGATACTACGGAGACTTTGATAACGTTTCTAGATACATTCGTGTTGAGGTTGACTCCGCTGTTGAGGCTGGTACTGTTGATGCAAGATGCTTGCCATTCGGTGCATACGGTCCTGTTCGATACAATGGATTTACCTTGTTCTCTGGATCCGCAGTTGTGGCCCCATTCCAGTCAAGCAACCCACACACCGATGGCACCGGGTCAACATTTGTTGGCAACGTCGGTCCCCACAGGGGAACGGCAACCGTCCCGGGAATCTTTGTTAATGTTGGCGATGCTAAATTTACTGGTTCTTATCAGTTCCCAGGTCTTGCTCTGCGCGTTTCGGCCTCTGATGGTGGCATGACTGATTTGTCGAATGCATATTTCGGACCACAGCCTACTCGCACTGCAACAAGTACTCGATTTGATGAGGACTACGTTGATTATGTGCGCGCACTGGGCGCTTCTCCGGGTGGCTCAATCGACAACTTCACGCCTACCTTCTCAAATGGTGAAGAATACTCTTACATCTTTACTCTTGATGATATTGTCATGACCGGTTCAGGTGGAAACGAGAACATTGGATACTATGTTTCTGGTTCTCGCGTTGCTGGAACTTCTTGGACAGCGGTTAGTGGAGCAGATAATCTTCTTGAGACGAAAGAAGTGGATCGCTTTACTCTTCCATTGTTCGGTGGATTTGATGGACTTGACATCACTGAGGTCGAGCCTTTCCGGAACAGCAAACTTGATGATGCTGGTGAGGATGATAACTATGCATTCCATACAATCACTCGTGCAATCGATATGATTTCGGATGCCGAAGAGTTTGAATTCAATCTTGCAACGATGCCAAATGTACAAAATGAGACATTGACGGCAAAATTGATTTCAACATGTGAAGATCGCGGTGATGCTCTTGCTATCATCGACCTTAAGGGTGACTATCTCTTGGCTAGCGAAAACACAGACACAAATGTTAATCGCGCACCAAACATCACGACCACATTGTCTAATCTTAAGGCCAGAGGTCTTAACTCAAGTTATGGTTGCTGCTTCTTCCCATACGTCCAGATTCGCGACAACATCAATGGTGCAATCATCGATTGTCCTCCATCGGTTGTGGCTCTTGGAACTTTCGGCTCTTCTCAGGCAGCAAGCAAACTTTGGTTCGCTCCTGCCGGCTTCAATCGTGGTGGCTTGAGCACTGGCGCTGGTGGAATCCCAGTTGTTGGTGTCAAGCAGAGATTGAACTCTAAGGATCGCGATAAGTTGTATGCCGCTAACATTAACCCGATTGCAACATTCCCAAGCGAAGGCATCGTGGTCTTTGGTCAGAAGACACTTCAAGTGACTCCATCCGCCCTTGACCGCATCAACGTTCGTCGCTTGCTCATCTTCGTCAAGAAGGAAATCAGCCGGATTGCTTCCACAATCCTGTTTGATCAGAATGTTGAGGTCACATGGTCACGCTTCAGGAACCGTGCAAACACTTTCTTGAGCGAGGTTAAGTCTGGACTTGGATTATCAGAGTACAAGGTCATCCTCGATCAAACTACTACAACACCCGATCTCATTGACCGAAATGCCGTCTATGCCAAGATTTTCTTGAAGCCGGCGCGCTCGATTGAGTTCATTGCTATTGACTTCGTAATCACCCGTACCGGTGCTGCTTTCGAAGACTAAACTATATACTTAGAAACAGGAGATTACAATAAATGGCTTTTTGGACTACCGCAACCGAACCTAAACGAAACTATCGATTTAAGGTCATTCTGGGCGAATTTGATGATGGTGCGATCTGGTACGCAAAATCGGCTGGCAAACCCGGATTCACAGTGAACGAGGGTACGCATAAATATCTTGGGCACACTTTCCACTTTCCGGGTTCAATCACATGGAGTAATGTTTCTGTTACCCTTGTGGACCCAGTTGAGCCTGATGCCGCGAACGTTCTTTTCAGAATTCTTCGAAACGCAGGCTACAAACTTCCCCAAAGGCCGGGAAGTGGCGCTGGTCCTGAGTTTTTCGAAACTTTGGGAAAAGATAAGATGGCCGCTGCAATTGGCACTGTTACGATTCAACAGTTGGATTCATCTGGAAACGTTTTGGAAACATACACCCTTAACAATCCTATGATTGCAAATGTTAGTTTTAGTGACTTGTCATATGATGATGAAGAATTGACAAACATTACTGTCGAGTTTGCTTATGATTGGGCTGAGATCACAACGGGTCTTGGCGCGGCCGCAAACACATACTTCTCACCATCAACATCAGAACCAAGTTAATATAATTCGAGGAAATAATGTCTTTTTGGACAAGTGCAAATTTCTATCCCAATATTGGGAGCAAGTTCTTGGTTACGATCGAGAATTTGGAGGGAGGAGCACAATTCCTCGTTAACTCTGTCGATCCGTTGCCCAGTTATAGCACGGAAAACATCGGCGGAGACTTAAATCAAGATGGTACTGGTTATGATCCTGTCAAAAAGCAAGCCAGAGTTAGATGGGATCCTGTAACAATATCCTTTGTTAACGATGCCAATGAGAAGAATCCAGAGCAATCAACACTCTTTAAATTCATTCAAGTATTGTATGATTCTGGGTACAACCCACAAAGTGCGGATGAGTCCTCCGGCACGCCAACTAGTGATAATATTGAGTCGATTATGATTAATAATCAGTCCGTTAGTCGCAAGATTGGTGGGGTTACGATCCAAACACTTGCTCCTAGCGGAAACCCAACATCAGAATACGAATTGGTCGATCCTGTACTGTCTGCTGTTAGAGTTTCTGGTGTCAATTATGACACTGATAACATCCACACTTTTGATGTGACATTTGAGTATTCACACATTACATTTAAAACTTTTTCCATATAGAGGTGATTTTTGTCAAGAAATAATTCGCAACGCTTGGGCGTAAACCAGGGTAATAAAGATACAGGTACCCCACCCACAAACGAGTTCTCCTTTATCGCACCAACAGAAATGGTCGATTTACCGTCAAGAGGGGCATTATACCCCCAAGGTCATCCACTCTACGGATCGGAAAGTGTTGAGATTCGCTTTATGACCGCAAAAGAAGAGGATATTCTCCTCAACGAGAACTATATTAAAAAGAATGTGGTCATTGAGAAATTTCTAGAAAGCGTCTTAGTGAATAAGAATATCAAACCAGACAGCATGCTGGTTGGTGACAAGAATGCAATCATCATCGCCGCGCGAGTTTCCGGCTATGGGGATCGATACAACACCACTGTTAATTGTCCAAAATGCGGAGAGGCTAGCCGATTTGATTTTAGCCTGTCTAATCACACTGTGTATAATGGCGATGATTACGATAATTCTGAAATTCGCCCAACAGACAATGGCACATTCATGGTTAAAGCACCGCTCTGCGGCGCGGAAGTAGAGTTTAGGCCAATGTCTGGTGCCGACGAGAAACACTTTTCAGTCCTTCTTGCCGACGCCAAAAGAAGGAGAAGTGCTACCGGAATCATCACGCAGCAATTGATGAAGGTTGTCGTGTCTGTCAATGGCGAGACCGATCCACAATATCTTCGCTCCTTTGCCGAAAAGGCACCAGCCAGAGATTCCAGTTATATCCGTAACGCTCTTAAGCAGGTTACACCAGACATCGATTTAAGTCAGAACTTTGAATGTTCCGCGTGTGACTATGAAGGCACGATCGGAGTGCCGCTGAATGCGGAATTTTTTTGGCCTGACCGATGAATATCAAGAGGCGATCTACGAACAGTTCTTCTTATTGAAATATCATGGTGGATGGAGCGTTTTCGAGTCTTACAATCTGCCGATTAACTTAAGAAACTGGTTTGTCAAACGTCTGGCAAAGCAAATTGAGGACGAGGCAAGAGAGATTAGAAAGGCCAGAAAGAAGTAATTGCAGCCGGCTGATGCCGGCTTTTTTCTTTTCTAATCAAAATACTATTTATTCAGAGGTACATTTTCATGCAAGATAAAGATTTGGTTCCAATTGAAATTAATTTTAATAAGATGCGTAAGATGGATGAGGCACTTGGCCTCTTCCTTCAGACATGGGTCAAGAGAATTTTGGGTATGCTGCTGGGCGATTCCTTTGCAGTTCCCGTCAAAATAACTGGAACCCCTGCCGAGGTCAGATCATTTGTTGGTGCAATGAAGCGTGAAAAGTCCTATGTTGAGGCATATAGAAACTTTGGTCTGAACGATCCAAAAACATTTAAATCTAGATCAAATCTTAAAAATGCTGTCTCTAACTTTGAGAGAACGACTGGTGTCAAGTGGCCATTCGACCATTAGGAGATAATTTATGGCTACAGAAGAAGAACTCCAAAAACGGAAAGCAGCCTTAGAGCAGGCGATTAAAGATGCTGACCGGCGTTTTACTGGTCTTGAGGATCGACTTAAGTCGGTAACAAGTTCTCTTAATGCGATCGGGGACAAAACCACTGGTCTGACAAAAAAATTAGAGGCACTAGGAATCAGTCAGGCGAAAATCACTGATGTAACTAATAAAATGAGCCGTTCCCTAGATGACGCAACCGACTCATTAAAAAACAATTTTTTAGAAATTGAGGATGAGATAAAAGCCTTAAATAGTGCAGCAGATGCTAGCGATGCTCTGGTCAAGCAATTAGAAATTCAAGAAGCGGCACTTTTAAGACAACAAGAAGCCACTGAGGGCAGCACAGATGCAATTGATGCGCAGATCGACGAACTTCGCGAACTAAAAAAAGCACAGCAGGCCGCCTCTCGGTCATCTAGACAGCAAGCAACAGAGTTGCAAGCCTCCGATAAACTTTTTGAGTCACTTGCCAACAGCATTGGTTTGACCGGTAAGATGAGTGGCTCCACATTTGGAAAGATCATTAAAGGATTGGGTGGTTCCAGTACATCAATGAAGGGCTTCTCCGCTGTCGCGTCAAGGGCATTTTTGGGTCCAGCCGGTTATGTAGCCTTAGCCCAAATGGCCGTTGAGGCGACATTGGCTTTGGGAGCGGTGTTTTTAAAGATATCAAATGATGTGAGAAAAGCAACATATGAAGTCGCACAAAATTCAGGTGGTGTTGAGAGACAAACTGAAGCACTCGTTGGCGCACGCGATGAATTGATGCGATATGGCATGGGGACTGCTGAAGCAGCGAAAGCGCTGACGGATTTAAATAATCAGGTTTTTGGCTTTGTTCGTTTAAATCCCCAAGCCCAAGCCGAAGCAGCGGCGTTTGCAGGTTCCATGGAATTGATTGGAGTTAACACAGCAGACACAGCAAACATTGTAAATTCTTTATCGAGTGCTGCCGGAGGATTAGAGCAAGGCTTGGTTGATTCGCAAAGTATGATATCTCGTGTTGGCTTGGCATCCAGAAACACAATGGGCGGAATGGCCGCAGGAATCAGAGAATTAAATCAAGCACTTCCGGATTTAAGAAAGTTTGGAACTGGTGCCGAAGATGTGTTCCTAGGAATGAAGGCAATTGCTGAAGAGACAAGGATCTCTATGAACACTCTGCTTACTATGTCCCAGAAGATGGACACTTTTACTGGAGCAGCAGACGTTGCTGGTCAGTTAAATGCATTGATGGGCATGCAACTGAGTACCACTGAATTGTTGATGGCATCTGATGAGGATCGCTTGAACATGATCAAGGCGCAGTTTGATGCGACCGGTCGAAGTTTTGAACAATTGGGCAGATTCGAGAAGATTGCCCTTACACAGGCAGCCGGTTTCCAA